ATGTCCTTTATGAATATTCACAGTGTATTCCCTACAGAGAGTAAAGAGATTATTCCTCTTGCGGCGGCTATGGAAAATTTAGAACTGGATCAAGAAGAAGTAAATATGCTTACTGAGAAGTGGACTAATACAGCCTTTCATAAAAAGACTGGTTATATGTTTCCACAAAATCCGGATAAGGTTATTAGTGGCGAGAATGTTGGTAAAAAGAATTTACATTTTAGTTGTAAGAAAACTTCTGCTTTAGTTCCTGCCCCTACTATTACGGCCATGGGTTCTGCTATGACTACAGCGGGTGCGGTACATTGGTGTGAAGATAGAAAGTTTACTATCAAGGAACTGATGCGTATTACAAGTTTGCCTGATGACTTTAAGTTGACCGGTACATTCAATCAGAAGGCCGAACGGTGTGGTCGAATGGTGCCAAGTCTAATGATGAAGGCGATAGCAGAATCAGTTTATAACAAGGTACTTTCTAAACTATGATGCTAACTATATGGACGAGACAAGGTAAAAAAACTATATATCTTCCTAGTGAGGCTATTGACGAAGTGAAAAAAATGTTGTATACTTATAAAGATAATATTATTGAATACTGCATCGGTTATGCAGAAAATGAGAGGGAAGAAATAAATGACAGGATTTCTGAAAAATGCGATTAAAAATGCCGGAAACGAATTTGGGGTTATCGCTGCGGATGGCATTGACGCCAGTGATGTTGATGGGTATGTGGATACTGGTTCTTATATTTTTAATGGGTTGGTATCTGGTACGATATACGGTGGTCTACCCAATAATAAAATTACGGCAATTGCTGGTGAAAGTGCGACAGGTAAAACCTTTTTCGCATTAGGTGTTTGTAAATCTTTTCTGGAAAACCCAGAAGCGAATGTAGTATTCTTTGAATCAGAATCTGCTATTACAAAAGACATGATAGAACAGAGAGGTATTGACTCCTCTCGTTTGGCTATTCTACCTGTGACGACCGTACAAGAGTTTCGTTATCAGGCACTTCAGGTACTAGACCTGTACGAGAAAGAAGGTGAAGGCAAACCACTGATGCTTTGTCTTGACAGTCTCGGTATGCTATCAACAACCAAAGAGTTGGAAGATACCGAGGCAGGTAAAGAGACAAGAGACATGACCCGTTCACAGATAGTCAAGTCGACCTTCCGTGTCCTGACATTGAAACTCGGCAAACTAAAAGTACCAATGCTGATGACCAATCACACCTATGATGTTATTGGTTCAATGTTCCCAACCAAAGAGATGGGTGGTGGCAGTGGCCTCAAGTATGCCGCATCGAGTATCATCTATCTGTCAAAGAAAAAAGACAAAGACGGCACAGAGGTTGTCGGCAACATTATTCACTGTAAGACATACAAATCACGCCTGACAAAAGAAAACCAAATGGTAGATGTTCGTTTGTCATATACTAAAGGCCTTGACAGATATTATGGTCTATTGGAACTTGCTATTGAAGCAGGTATATTTAAGTCTGTATCAACCCGAGTCGAGTTGCCTGATGGCACAAAGACATTTGGTAAAACTATAAACAATGATCCAGGAAAATATTACACACCAGAGGTAATGGAAAAACTTGATGCCTTTGCTAAGGAGAAATTTACTTATGGATAATTATATTCGCACATACAGTAATGTTTTAGATGAAGAAGCTTGTCAGTTTCTTATTGAGAAGTTTGATACTTCCGAGCATGAATACGAGGATATTCACGAAACAAATTCTGATTTAGTATATTGTTTCAAACAAATCAATATGTATAATCACGATAGTTGGGCAGGTATACGAGAACAAATTATCAAGGCGATGTTACATTTTGTTAAACTTTACAAAAAAGAGTGTAATATTATTGATGGTTTAATGTGGCCGAAAGAATATGGTTATGAAGCCATAAGAATAAAAAGATATCTTCCTAATGATTATGATAGATTTGATGACCATGTGGATTCAACAGCAGGGTGTGAAAAAAGATTCCTTAATTTTCTTATATATCTTAACGATGTAGAAGAAGGTGGGGAGACAGAATTTCCTCAGATATATAATCCAGGAACACATATGCCGTTATCGGTAAACCCAAAAGCAGGAACGATGGTAATATTTCCTCCGATGTGGCCTTGGCTACACGCTGGTAGAAAACCAGTATCGAGCCCGAAGTATTTTGTTCATTCGTATTTACATTATGTTTGAATTTGTAGAACGCAAAGAAACATTTACCAAAGATAAGTTTTGTTATGGATAAGTATATACAAGTTTATAATGATGTTATTGATGAGGTAAGTTGTAAAGAACTTATCAAGAAATTTGAAGATGAACACCAGATGTATGAGACCGTGCATCAAGAAGATGTTGATAATAATGTTATCTCATTTGAACAACTAAACTTGTTTACACAAGGTTGGGATGATGTTCAGAAAGGACTGCTTGAGTTGTTTCAAGAATATATTGTACGCTATAGAATAGATTGCAGTATCTATGATAAGATGTGGCCAGAGAAATATGGTTATGAGGCCGTGAGAATGAAACGGTATCTAGGAAATAATTATGACCGTTTTGATCCTCATGTTGATGTAATGAACCATGAATCCGCACGAAGATTTCTTGCCTTCTTTATTTACCTTAACGATGTAGAAGAAGGAGGCGAGACACAGTTCCTAAACATATACAAACCAGGAACATTCTTACCTTACACAATAAAACCAAAGAGAGGACGATTGTTAATGTTTCCACCAACGTGGCAATACTATCATGCAGGCCTGAAACCTGTATCTGGTAGAAAATACATTATACATTCGTATTGTCATTATGCTTAATTATGATTGGCGAGTAAATAAAGAAACTGGCGAAAATGCCATAGTAATATTAGAAGGTCCTTATAAAGATATAATTTTTACTTTTAAGGAAAGTAAAGTAATTTTAAAAAATGAAGATGGTAGTCCTTTAGACCTAGAAGATGCAGAGTCAATACCTATTGACTTTAAGTATGAAGTGTTGTATAATCCAGATGATAAAGATGTATTAACATTAGATTTTAAAAACGCAATCGGTGATATTTTTATGGAAATATTACAAGATAGTATTCAACATGACAGTTATAGGCTAGAGGATGAAAATAGAAACGACAATACTGAATAATTTAATTTATAATGAGGAATATAGTAGAAAAGTAATTCCTTTTTTAAAAGAAGAATATTTCCAAGACGGTATAGAAAAAATTATATTTAAAACCATATGGGAATATGTAGAAAAATATAAAAGAAATCCTACTATAGATATTCTTTCTATAGAAATTGAGAAGATTGCTTTAAATCAGGAGCAGTATAAATCCTCAATAGAATATTTTTCTGATTTAGTAGAAACACCAACTGATTTAGATTGGTTAGTAGATCAAACTGAAAAGTGGTGTAAAGATAAAGCCATTTATAATGCCATACTCAATGGTATTCATATCATAGATGGTAAAGAAAAAGATAAGTCTCCAGATGCTTTACCAAGTATCTTGTCAGAGGCATTGGCTGTTTCTTTTGATAAACATATCGGCCATGATTATATGGAACAGCATGATGATAGATATGAGTTCTATCATACGACAGAAGATAAGATTCCATTTGATTTAGATTTCTTTAATCGTATTACAAAAGGCGGTCTACCAAATAAGACATTGAATATTGCACTCGCCGGCACAGGTGTAGGTAAATCATTATTCATGTGTCATGTTGCAGCATCAACTTTGATGCAGGGTAAGAATGTATTGTATATTACATTAGAGATGGCTGAAGAAAAGATTGCAGAGAGAATTGATGCCAACTTAATGAATGTGACTATGGATGATTTGCATGATCTTCCTAGACATATGTATGATGATAAGTTTGGTAGAATACAGAAAAAGACTCAAGGTAATCTGATAGTCAAAGAGTATCCAACAGCTTCAGCTCATTGTGGTCATTTTCGTGCATTACTAAATGAGTTGCAGTTGAAGAAAGAATTTAAACCAGACATTGTGTTCATAGATTATATAAACATCTGTGCATCTAGTCGATTTAAGTACGGTAGTAATGTAAACTCTTACACATATATCAAAGGCATTGCAGAAGAAATGAGAGGTCTTGCAGTAGAATTTAATATACCAATTATGAGCGCAACGCAAACGACAAGAAGTGGGTTTGTATCAACAGATATTGGTTTGGAAGATACCAGTGAATCATTTGGGTTACCAGCGACTGCTGATTTAATGTTTGCTTTGATATCAACAGACGAATTACAAGAGTTGAATCAGATGTTAGTTAAACAATTAAAGAATAGATATGCAGACCCAACATCCAATAAGAAATTTATCATTGGTGTTGATCGAGCCAAGATGAAATTATATGACGTTAATCAGACAGCTCAAGAAGATTTAGTAGATACAGGGCAGGAAGAAGAAGTAATTGATAGGTTTGCAGACTTCAAAGTTTAATAAATATTAGGATGAAATCCTTTGAAGAATTTATTTTACAAGAAGCACAAACATCT